GTTATTAACAGAGTCTTGAGTATATGGAGCGGGTCCAGCAATCGCCCCAAGATAGGGCGAACCCTGAGCATCAAAGAAGTTAGGATGAGCCGTGATATTATCAGCCGTCAGACCGTTGGCTGCCGAGGTGTTGGCATTGGTATGCGAACCGCCGTTAACCGAAGGATCAATGCCGACGTAATCAACCTTTAGGGTGGCAACGCCAAGAGCGTCCCAGCTGATGGAACCTTTATGTGACGCGCAGTAATTGTAGCTGGCTACAGGGAACGCCGTGCCGCGCACAAACGGAGCAAAGCTACCAGTGTTCGCGTCGCTCTTAAAGGTCGCCGTAATCGTGATTAACCCAAAGCCATCAGAAGTAGTTGTCCAGCCTGGCTGGAGGATGTCGGAGGTGAGACCGTTGCCGTAGTCAATGCGTGCCATAAATTAGGTAAGTCCAGATTTCTGTAAGGTTAAAGGGACTTGCTTCGTAAAGTCCGGCACGTCAAGGCGGCCCACGTTGGGAGCCTGTGCCTTGATATATTCCAGAATCTGCTGCTGGATATCGGTCTGCCTGGTCATGTTCTCAAGCACCGGGTTAGCGCCTACACCAATCACGTTGGAGAAACCAGCGGGTCCTTGGAAGGTGGAGTCCTTTAGTGCGGCTCCAGCGGCTGGGTTTTTCTTAGCGTCTTCAGCAATTAGGGCTTGGACTTCATCTTGTACCGCTTTGGACCTAGATGCCAGATAATAGGGATTAGTTGATTGAATCCCAAGCGTATTTACTTGAGCTGGAAAACGACTCATAATTTCGTCTCCCCTTAGATCGTTTAGCAAGAAGCTCCTAGTCACGTCCTCACGAGTTGTCTTTGCCTCGGTCACAGTTGCCTTAGCCTTCTTCTCGTTGTTGCGTTTGTTTTCGTAATACCTGTCCTCGGCAGACATCAGGGCGTTAGTGTTATTAATGGCAGCTTGATTAGCGTCATCATGCTTCTTCTGATTATCAGCGATAGCCTTACCGATAAAAGCCATAGCAGCACCAAGCAAAGCCATAGGGCCTAGGAAAGAAAGGAAGATATCTTTGAATGAGTTCTTAAACTTCATTCCGATAGTCTCGACCTGCTTCTCTATGCTACCGACGGCGGCCTTAGCGCGTCCGGCTACCTGCTCGGCGTTAGTTTCTCCATCAATGCTAAACTTTACGGAGTTGCTCATGCGGTTTCGGTTTCGAGTTTGGCGATCAGGTCTTCGTCTTCCTTGGTTAATACCTTCATGTCAGCTCCTTCGCTGATTGCAAAGCATGAGTGCAGCCAGATGGCCTGCGACTCCGGCATAGTCCACGCGCGCTCTTCGGATACCCCATGATTCATAAGGTTACAGACCACGGTTAATACCCAGGGCATCCCAGTCGTGTTAGTGTGCTTGGCCTTCTTCTCCCAGAACTTAGGCCAGGACTCAATCAGGACGAAATCGGTGAAGCGGGACATCTGCTTAACAAAGTAGGTTTCGCTAGCGCTAAGGCGTCCAAGATAGAAACGATCCTTTAGGCTGAGTTTGCCGATAGGCTCACCAGCACAGATTTTAACGGCGATTAGAAGGTCGAGCGGACGGACGTCTTTGCCGGGCAAAACGAAAGGAGACTCTACAGACTCCAGCTGTAGCCGACGAAGCAAAGAGAATGGGTCAACGAAACGGCCCAGCACGACTAAGCGGCGTGGGTCCGTGAACGCGCTGAGGGCGCGCGGACACATCGGTTAGACGACGGCCTCGTAGCCGACGGCAGTTACTGTGATTGAAGAGTACGATTTTACGCTGCCCTTGTCTGAGAGTTTGGTCACCCATCCAGAGAAGGTGGTCGAAGCAGAGCCGCTCGTGTAAGCGGAAGCAGTGTTGACCGTCACCGAGAAGGCAGCACCAAGAATCGGCATTACTGACGTTTTTGCAATCAGCTCACAGGTAATCTGGGTCTTCCTGTCGTCACCGCGCCAGGCAATCGTCAGGCCGTTTTCGTCAACGATAGTAGCCTCCGCGTTGAACTCGCCGTCGTTGGTATAACTTTGCACCACGGCGTTAGCAATGGTCGTATTCTTGATGGCGTAGATGGCACTGATGCCCTGGACGATTGCGGCACACATGGTATATCTATTGTTTCTTGGGTAAGGTTATCAGGCCGGGTTAACCACGATCAGGATGTCGTAGCCGAACACGGACGCCCAGGAGCGTTCGTTAACCCCTTCGTCCTCGGACTGAGGGGTGACGTCGTAGCATAGGGCATCGCCCCCAGCAATGAAGACAGCCTGAATAGCCGTCAGGTCCTGCATCGCCCCGGCAACGGCAGCGCAACGTGCCCGGTGTTCTTCAAGGGTGTTGTCGTCGGCAGATGAGAAGACCGTGACGCGGGTTCCGCAGGAGTAGTTACCCAGCCCCTGTGGCATATCGTTAGGAGAGCGGGCCGAGTCGCAGAGGACGATGGCCTTGGGGAGTACGTTAGTATCTGCGCCGTCGCCAGTGTAGATATAGACCCCAGCCAGTTCGGTCTGAGCTGAGAGGTGAGCAGCAATAGCCGCTTCGAGGATTTGACGTGAGGATTTCGTGCCCATAAAGGTGGTTATTTCTTACTGTTAGCGCGCTCGATTGCATCATCTAGGCGAGACTGGATGGTAGCGTTAATCTGCTTAACGCGGTTACCGTAGACGATGTTCTCGGTGCCAGCATCGGTTGCAACGTTATTGATGTTACCGATCAGGTTCGTGGCTGTCATCGACATGGAACTACCAGTCTCGGTCATCGTGAACTGTCCCATAGCCGAGCGGTTAGCATCAACCCAAGGGGCATCATACACGCCATAGTTTCTGGCCTTTCCCTTAGAACTGATAAGTGGGGGAATCATGGCAAGTGCCGTTGCCCATGCTGCCTTGACGCGACCGACCTTCATTTGACGTTCAGCGATGTAGGCATTGAGCATGTCGGACGTGCTCACCGTAAACTGCGGACCGCCAACAGGGGCGTTCTTAGGCCAGCGTCCACCGAACTTGGCTTTATACCTGTCGTGGATTGTCCGCAGGTCAGTGGTAGGCCCTTCGACCGGGCGCATGGTTCCGTCTGCCCGGGCTTTGTTTAAATAGTTTTGAGCCTTGGCAAAGGCTCGGCGGGTATCCGTGTCTTGCATAATCTTACGCATGACAGGGGATAGTCCTTTGATGTTCTTTTCCGTAGGCTGCAGGGCGATAAAGTCCATCCAGGAGCGGCCGCTAGGGCCAGTACCTTGGACGGCGTTGATGACTTGCCGAAGGAATACGCCTTTAGACCTGCGGGACTGATCCATCGGAATGAAGATACGTTTGACGTCCTTGGCTAGTTTTCCCATACCGGCCTTGTGCGCAGCTACGCTCAAACCCTGACCACCGCCAGCAGGCATGGGAGGGGTAAAGGTCATGGCATCACGGAGCATCAGGCGCATCTGCTCGTTGGTGATAATCTTAACATCGACCTTAACGTCCTTAGCGAACTGGGCAATGGCCGCGTCAAACTCGGCTTTGCTCTTAGGGTCTATGCCGCCTTTCTTGGCCATTACTGGTTATCGTCGATGCACTCCAGCTCGATGACGGCGCTGGTGAGTTTATAGGACTGGCCCTTGATGCGGAGCACCTGGCCGTTAACCGTAAACTTCTTACCTTCGCCTAGGGCGGCAATAGGAACCCCTGCGGCCAAGGTAGCGACCTCACCCCCTACCCGGCCATCAGAAGCCGTCCAAGGGGCCGTAGCGGCGGCGAAACGCACCGTCCACATCTTTTGGTCAACGAAGCCACCAGCCTCAAAGCGTGGGGTGTTCATAGGACGGGATAGGCCGACAAGAAATACATATTCACCGACCGTAGCCGGGACTCCTATATCGGCTAGCAGACCTTGGAAATCTGGCAGGAATGTATCATAAATGCTCATGTGTTGGGAGGGTGGGGAATTGGAGATACAAAAAAGCCCCCATCGCTGGGGGCTGTCTTAGGCCGTCAGCCCAGATTAGGGGTTGTAGACCGAGGCGATCGTGCCCGTGGTGATGCCCTTGTTCGCGCCGAACATCAGCTCGAAGGAGCCGACGAGGTTACGCGTGGTGGGGTCGCCCCAGACATTGTAGAAGATGCTCAGACCAAGACCCGGCAGAACCATCGACTCAGAAACGATGAAGTCATTTTGGGTAGCCTGGAAGTCAGGAGCGGCAGCGGCCATCGCCACGGCTTCTGAAGAGCAAGCGAAACCAGCCAGTTTAGCCTCGGACGGGAAGGAGGAAGCGTAGTGGACGCCGCCTTCGAAACCGTAAGCACCTTCAGAGAGGGGCAGGGAGGTCGTGCTGGTCGGGATGAGCTGGCTGTAGATGCCAGGGTTAACGATCAGCGTCTTGCGACCGGCCTTGCTGACACCAGCCCAGAGAGCGCGTAGGTTAGCAGAACCAGGGGTGATGGCCGAATCAGCGGCGGTCACGGTGGCGGCTCCGAAGTTAGCGACGGTGATAGGAGCAGTAGCAGCGGCCCAGATGGCGTCAGCGAGCTTGTCCATGTTGATCTGCACAAGGCGCTCAAGCTTCACGCCATTCTGGATATCGCCATAAGCGAGACCGAACGGCTGGTAAAGGTGGTCGAGGGCGACGGCAGAAGCGCCGAGGGTGGACGCGCCGATGGTCGAGAAGTCCGTCGGGTTGGTGACGGTCGTGCTGCCAGCGGTGGAGAGCGAAACCTGAATGACGTCGGCCGGGCGCTTAACATCAGCGGAGAAATCCGTGGTGAAATGGCTAAGGGCCGCGAGGCGGTTTGCTAGTTTGGTAAGGCCGTATTCGCTGACAGTATCAACGATTAGGGCGCTAGAGATGGTGTTAGCCATAGTGTGTTATATTTGGGGGGGTAAGATTATTTAGAGGAAAAGAGGACAGCCTTGTGCTTTTTGAAAAAGGCACGGCGTTCAGGACCAACAGGCATCGCGGCGTATTGCTCGACGATGGAACCGAGGACAGCCTCGGCGATAGGGGCGGCAACCGGGTCAACGCCAGAAGCGGCGAGGATGACCGCGGCTTCGGCCGAACCGGTAGCCTTGGCGGCTTCAAGTTCCACGATCTTAGCGTTGGCTTCGGCAAGGGCTACTTCCAGCTCCTGAACCTTTTGGTCCTGTGAAGCGGCGCTCACCTTGGCGGCGTCGAGTTCAGCGGACACGTCAACGACAGAGGCTTCGACCGTCTTGCGGAGATCGTCGCGTTCGGCGGTAAGTGAAAGGACGGAGGCTTCAGCAGCCTTAGCGCGCTCTTCGATAGTCATATACTATTGCGGATTAGGTAAGGTTAGGGATGACCCACAGCTTGCAGATGCCGTTCGGGTCGATGTCGCCAGCGACAAGCTGACAACCGCGAGGGCCACGATAGAAGACGCAGTTCTGGCAGAGTAGTCCTTCGGAGGCGAACGGGGAGATAGGGGCATAGTGTGCGCCATCAGGGCCGACGCCCTGGTCAAAGGCTCCAAAGGTTTCTTCAATGTCAGAGTAGCAATCAACCATCTCACGCTGACGGGGCGACAGGAGGTCGATGACCTCTGGCTCAAGTTCAACGGAAGCCAAAGGCTTGGCGATGGCCTTAGCCTTCTTGCTTGTCTTAGCCATTGTGATCCGCTTGGCGTCCTGACCATTGGAACCCTCGAAGGATGCCAGGGCAGAAGCAAAGGACGTAGCAAGGCCGGTGATGAGGTTCTTGGCAGCGGCTTCTTCGCCCGTGAACACTTGGCCTTCCATATCTGAACGGCTTGCCATTGAGCGCTTACGGAGGACGACCTGCTTGAACTGTTCGTGCATGGCGTCAATACGAGCCTGTTCTTCAGCGCGCATCTCGTCAGTATATCCCTCTCCTGCCACGTTAGCGGCCTTATACTTTCCGGCGCGGAATATTTCCATCTTGAGGCCGATTTGTTCGTAGTAAGCCGCATAGGACTCATCAACCATGATTACACCTATGGACCCGTAATATGCAGAGTTACTGGCCACCACTTGATCTGCCTGGCTGAAAGCATACACAGCACCAGAGGCCATGATGTCTTTGGTATAAGCCATCGTTGGAATCGGGATGTTAGCCACCTTGTCAGCAAGCTCAGGAGTGCCGAGTACCGTACCACCAGGAGAAGAGACGTTGAAAGCGATACGCTGCACAGCCGGGTTAGCCAGCATATCATCAATCTGGTTAGTGATGTCTTCCATGTCTACACCCCCGGTCATGCGCTCGAACTTGGAAAGGCCAAGCCCCATAGCCCCCTTCACTGTGATTACTCCAGTGCCGGACTGAGTAACGTACGGTTTCTCAACAGGGTTGAAGAACATATCAAGGACGCCGTCGATAACGCCGTACTTCTCGGCGTACTTCATGTGATTGGCCGCCTTGATGGGGTCAATTAGCATCGGCTCTTGGCCTGACAATCCTGAGATTAAGCACTTCATGGGGTAGAGGGAGGAGAAGGTAGGTCGAGATTGTCGGCAACGTCAGTTGGGATTTGGCTGGAGTTCTGGCCCTGCTGGAGCCAGTTAAATTGCGATTGGTAGAGCATCCAAAGAGGGATGCCACGGTCCTTGGCTTTCTGGATTCGCTTTTCAGCTTCGACCGCCAGGGCCTCCAGCGTATCGTCAAAGGTGACGCCCTTCTTGCCGAGGATGGCAGAGGATGTCGTGAGACCCATCTGCAGGTCGGCTCGGTCTTGCGAGGCTTCGCGGCCAGCGTCCACGGTGATGTCTCGCGGCGTAATCCACGTCTTGCGGTTGAAGTCCGGGTCATCGGGAATCTTGCCCTTGGCGATACCGTCAGCGATGACGAAGTCGTAAACGCGGTCGAGGCTGTCGATTAAGATGCTCTGCCATTTGCCAGCAAATCGTGAAACTCGGCCTGTGACCAAACGAACTGAACTGCCGCCGAGCACCCCTGGCGTCACCTGATACTCGTAAGGGAGCAGGCGAACAATATCCCTCTCGATGGCGGTCATCATTCCCATCCACGCAGCTGAGGGGCGGGTTTGAGCGAGCTGGGTCAGGTCCTCATTGGTATCTACCACCAGCATCTTTCCACCCATCTGGCTGGCAATCTTCTCGCATGAGTTAGCGTCGCCGGAGAACTTGGCAGCTGGGTCATCTTGCAAAACCCCGCCCTGCTTTTTCAGGATTAAAGTATGATCCGCGGCAGTGCGAGCTGCCCTGACCTCGAGCTGGAAGACCTCGAGGTGGTCCTGGACTGACAGGAGGCTGGATTGCAGCACTGCATATCCGCGCACTGCGGACGGACGTTCAAACTCCATCACTTGGAGCATGGCAGAGGCAGGAACGTACCGATCCTTATTTGAGTCGTCAGTATAAACATTCCAGCCCAGAATCTCACCATAAGTCCCAAGGTAAGCTCCGTCCACGTTGCGGTCATTGAACTCCATCTTAGGCGAACCGACGCGGTGGGCTTCCAGAATCTGCACAGCGGGAACCCCGGTCTTCGGGTCGTTAGTCATAATGCCCCATGAGTCACCGTCAATGATAGCACCGGACATCCACATCGTTTGCAGTTGTCCCAGATTGTAGCGCCGGGTGAGGTCGCACCTAACAGACCAGTCGCGGAAATACTTATCGTAGGCCACCGCGGTCTGCGGGTTCTTAGCCAGGGACTGAGCCATGAGGCCGTCACCAACAGAAATTAAAACGGCCTCGTCCACGCACTGCTTGTAGATGGGACTATTACGAACAGCCCAGCGCGACTTCGCCATCATGGCAATACGCGTAGCAGAAGTGACCTCAGTACGTTGGTCAGCCACACCGCCGATGAACAGCATACGGCGTGCCCCTGATTGCGTCGTACTTGCAAAACGCGAGTAAGATGCTGAAGGCTGCTTCTTAGCCGCCTTGGTTTTCGAGGGTGTTTTCTTAGGAGCCATTAGAGATCAACGCGCGAATCCCAGTTTACCTGAATGGAGGTATGAGCACCGCCATAACGTGAACTGTCGATACGGGATAAAGCGTAGTTAATCTCTAGGATGCGTGTAGCCGGAGGCATACCGAACTGCTTGTTAACGGACGTGCCGGAGTCGGAGTACGACGTTACAGCCTTGCCCAAATCGGCAAGGGCATCGGCCTTGTATTGCAGCAAGGTATCTTCTGGGACGCCGACGTAAATGCCTAGGGCGCACATATAACTATTGCGGGGCAAGTAAGGTTTGCGGTTCGTCTCTGCCGACGAGTCCCCAGCGTGCCGCAATAAGCATCCCCAGCAACTCACAGTCTAAGGCATGGTTATGCTTAACCCCTTGGCGCAGTCTCCAGATAGGCTTACCAGCCTCCTTTACCCTCACCTCAGAATCGAGCTGGGCGATATACTCCGGCAGAGCATCACGGGCAAAAGTGAAGACTTTTCGCGCGCGCGTACCCCAGAATAAATCCTTGCCTGATAAATTGCTAAACACGATAAGCGACGTGGGGTTGCGTACCCCAGGCACATGAATGGCGGTCGGCGTGTTGTAGAATCTACGCACCGCATCACCGGCCTTCGTCTTTACGTTGAAATACTCCTGGCCTGAACCCTTGGAACACTGCCAGCCGCGAGCGGCGCACTGCTTGTAGACCTCCTGCGTTGAGTTGCCGTCACCAGAGTCCACCATGACAAGCTGCGGATGTACGCCGTGCTTTGCCGATAGGGCGTCTAAGCCGCTCCAATCCGTCAGGCCATCAGTGCTCATAACCTTGCCGAACCAGACCAGACGGCTATGCCCCGTCCGTGACCACTGGCGCACGATTGTCCAGAAGTGATCGCCCTGACAGTCCACGGCTAGGGTCTGGAACTTAACCGAACCATCGGGAGCGTCGGCCTTGTCCACGATCTGACCGCGTGGGCCGATGTAGGCCACGGCTTCCCAAGGGTCTGCCATCGCATAGTCAGAGGACTCGGTGCTGACCACCATTGACGCGGTGTCATCCGACCAGGGGAGAGCTAAGAACTGGGTCTTGAAGAGCTTCCTTGGTATTAGGTCACCCAGCTCTGCGACCTCCTTTGCCTTAATCATGTCCACGGCCAAAGACCCCCAGCTCGTAGATGCCAGAGCGTTGACGTGCAGCCCGACGTACCCGGCCTTCTCGGCCTTGCCTGTAGCTACAAACCCAGCGCCGCGCTCGACCTCGTTGCACGTAGTCCGCACCTCGTCGTTGTCCTCAAGCCGCACCTTGCACTTGGAGCACTCATAGGTCGTGCCGTTCTGCACGGCCTCAAGGTCCCAGCCGTCAATGCCCTTAGCCCCTTCAGGGAATCTGATGTAGTCCCACAGGAACGGTTGCCGATGTAGGCAAGTCTCGACCGGGCAGACGAAGTGCCACTCCCTCTGGTCGGTCATCAGGTAGAACTTCCAGAACTCAGCGCCTTGGCCTTCGATATCCCCTGGCTGACTCTCGTAGACTGCCTTCGACGCGAACGCTGCCGCCTTCAGTCGGCTCATGCTCATGGCAATCGCACCGTTAGGCCACTGCCAGATTTCCGATCCAAGGACGTACCGAACGTGCAGAGACTGCAGGTGCTTCTCGGTTGAGGCCGATCGGTTGTGAATCAAGCAGCCGTCCGCAAACCGTAGAGTCCCAGACTTGTCGTTATCGTCTGCGCTCATCTGCGAACGGATGTCGCCAACTTGCTCAAACAGTGGCCGCAGCTCATTCAAAGTGAACCCTTTGGCCTTGTCCTGCGAGTCAAGGTAGATAGCCATTGAGGCCCGGCGGTTAGCCATCAGGTACGTCGCAATCAGTTTCAAGGTCAGCGTCTTTCCGCAGCCGATGGCCCAGGGCATGAACATCCGGCTCGTAGTCGGCGCGTTGAAAATACGCACGGCCTCGGCAATCCACGGCCAGCGCTTAGGGTTGTAGCCACCGTCAAAGACCCCAGCTGGAATCTTCTTAACGTTCTCCTTGAGGTATGCGACCGGGTCGCTCAAGGCCGATGGCCTTACGACTGTCAGTCCCTCTTGGAACAGCTCCTCGGCGTTCATGCCTTTGGCTCCTCAAACACTCCAGCTACTCTGGCGACTTTCTCGCGCGCGTCTCTTGCCCAATCGCTCAGGACGCCGATGGACTTAATCGGGTCCTTCGGGTTGCAGTTCTCACCGCACTCAGAGCCTAGCGCGTCAAGCCGCTCGACGATCAGGCCAGCCAGACGAAGCATCGCCTCTCGCGCTTCAATCGCCCGGATATGCTCACGCGCAAAGACCGACCTACGTTCCTGCTCTTCACGCAACGCAACGCTCTGCTTCAAGCTCTGGTTATAAGTTACCTGATAGCGGCCAGCTTCGGCATCTCCCTCGCGTAACATCCGCTCGTACTTCTCGCGAGCGAGCACGACCAGGCTTTCATGCTTGGCGATCGTCTCGTCGAAGTTCGCGTCGGGGATTCCCTCAACGTCTAAAGGCGGTCGCTCTTTTTTGGGTCGCCCTGGCTTACGCGGGGAAGTGCCCGTTTCAGAATCGGGCGTTTTTTGCTCATTTTCAAAATCCATGTTAAAAAAAACGGCGGGGTGGCAAGCCA